ACTGATAATGCAAATGCTATTGCAAATGGATTAATAGATGGAGATGTATATAGAACTGGAGATGTTTTAAAAATAGTACACTAATGGCAATTTCTTCAAGACAGATAGGTTGGAGTACAAAAGCTAACTTGCTTTGGACAATTTCTAAACAAGTAGAAGCTCTTACAGGAGTGATGGGTAGGAATATTCCTGCCACTACTACCACTACCACTACAGCAGCACCTTCATATGTATATAGTTCAACAGCAGGTAATATAGATGCTTGTGTATCATGTATTGATGCGTCTTTTCCATATAGTTTTTTTAATAACACTGGAGGAATACCAGCATTAGGTGATGTATTTTATAATGATAATCAATTGACTTCCCTTGTTGTAGGTGATAATAAATGGTATAATTTATATTTAGTAAATGAAAGTGTTCAAATCAATAATTCAGGTGTTATAATTGATGTTTATCTTTGTGCTGATTGTCCATAATAAATAAATAAATCAACAACCAACTACATATGAAGGATTTAAAATTTATCTGTGAAGAATGGAGAGATGTTCCTAACTTTGAAGGATATCAGGTAAGTAGTCTTGGTAAAATCAGAGGAATAGATAGACTCAAACAAGGTAGAAGTGGACTTCGTTTAACTAGAGGACAAGAGTTAAAACAGGTACCTAATAAAAAAGGCTATCCTGAAGTTAGACTTCGTAAAAATGGAACTCACACTAGATTAGTTCATAAACTTGTATCTAGTGCGTTCTTAGTAAAATCTGAAGGACAAACTCAAATCAATCATATTAATGGTGTAAAAACTGATAATAGTGTTATAAATATTGAGTGGGTTACTCAATCAGAAAACCAAAAACATGCTTATAAATTAGGATTACAACCTAGTAGAGCAGGTGAAGGAAATAGTAGAGCTACTATTACAGATAAAGATGTGACTAAATTAAAGTTGCTATACAATTCAGGAAAAACTACAAAAGAAGTTTCTGAACTTATAGGTGTTAATTTATCAATTATAAGGCAGATTATATATAGAAAAAGTTGGAGATCTAACACCACTCCTATTTTAAAAAGAGATGATAGATTAAAACCAACAACTATATAATATGAGTAAAGAATTAAGATTTGTATGCTCGCAGCCAGATGATACTTATTACACATGGCAGGTACATGCTTGGTTAGAAAGTCTTAAGAACATTGGGCACTCAGACAAAGCTATTGTACTTGTGTACACTCCTAGCTTTAGAGAGAAGAGTGATAAATGGCAAAAGATTGAACACCTATATCCAGAAGCAGAATTTGCTTATTACAAGGATGGGGGGGAGGTTAGTCAGCTCTTAGGAACTTATATTCCTGTTCTGCGTCCTTACAGTCTTATGAGATACTTCCAGGATAATCCTGAAATGTCTACAAAAGCTGTCTTCTATTGTGATTGTGATATATTATTTACAGATAAATTCAATGTAGATGCTTATATAGATGATGACACATGTTATCTCTCTGATACAAATAGCTACATAAATGCTTCATACTTTGATAGTAAGATAAAAGATGTGCTTCCTGACATGATACAAGCATATAAAAAGATTGATGTTTTAGAGCAGCTTGCTTCTAAAATTGGTATTTCAAGAAAGATAGCTGAGGCTAACAATAACCACTCAGGAGGAGCACAATACTTTGTAAAGAATGTAGATGGTGCTTTCTGGGAAAAGGTGATGAAAGATTGTATAACAATACGTTTGTATTTACAAACTATAAATAAACAATATTTTGCAAATGAGAATAAAGGGTTTCAAAGCTGGTGTGCAGATATGTGGGGAGTGTTATGGAACCTTTGGTTGAGAGAAAAAGAAACTAAAAATATACCTGAAATGGACTTTTCTTGGGCATCAGATCCTATTGAGAAAGTGCACAAGCTTGGAATGTTCCACAATGCAGGTATAACAGATAGAGATATGGATGGTTATCCTGCTTTTTACAAAGGGGCTTACCACACTGGTAAAGATCCATTTGAAGATACACATATGCTCACAGTGGCTAATGATGTAAATGCTAAAGGTAGAGGAACACATTACTATGTCACAAAACTTATTGAATTAAAAAACAAGTATAATTTAAATTACTAATTATGGCCCAAAATAATAATCGCCCTCTCAAAGCTTATGTACGCTTTGATGGTACTGGAAGAATAGTTCCAAGCAGCCTAATTTTACGGAGAAAGAAACCAAAGGTGGGTAAATGGGTAGAAATTCCAGCTTATGAATGCTGCAATTATGTTCCTACAACAACCACTACAAGTACAAGTAGTACAACAACAACCACTACCACAACTGCTACTCCTACCACTACAACAACAACAACTGTACTTTAAAATTAAATAAAAATGGCAAATAGCAATAATAGATTAAAAGCATATGTACGTTATGATGGTACAGGACGTGTTATAGCAGGTAGTTTAATTCTACAAAGATTTAAACCAAAGGTTGGTAACTGGCATGAGATAGATGCAAATGAGTGTTGTAATTACACAACAACTACAACTACTAGTACAAGCACAACTACAACAACTACTACACAGCCTATATAAAACTAAAACAACATGGTAAAATCATTATTTCCTGATGAGATGATGGAAAATGCAATAGGAAACGCACTTACATTAGAAACAATTGCTGGTAAGTTGTCATATTTCTATGAGCAACTACATCTATTACATTTTCAAACTACATCATTTGCTGAGCACGAAGCTTTAGGTAAAATATATGACAGGGTAGGGGATTTTCAAGATGAGATTGTTGAGAAAATTATGGGATATACAGGAAGAAGAATTAAAGCCTACAAAATTGATGTTTTAAAAGATTATTCTTCAGGTGCACCCAATCAAGTGGTAAAAGAATTAGTTTCTTTTGCTAAACAACTAGAAGAATTTGGAGAGGCTAATAAAATGCCTGATATTGAAAATGTAGCACAATCCCTATCTGGAGAAGCTGCTCAGTGCTTATATAGACTTTCATTAAGTTAATATGGGCAATGTTCATAAAAATATAGAAACCATAACTGGTTCTAGATATAGTAGAGAAGAATTAAATACACAATGTGGAGTATATATTTTATCTTTTAATGATAAACATTATGTAGGTAGTTGTAAATTTTTAAAAAATAATAATTATAGAGATGGATTTTATTATAGATTGTACCTTCACATAAGAGATTTAATAAACAATAAGCATCATTCTATAAAATTACAAAGGGCATTTAATAAGTATGGAATTGAAAAATTACAATTTGATATTTTACAAGATTGTAAACCTGAATTAACTTTAGATATTGAACAATATTGGATCAATACTTTAGATAGTTATTCAAAAGGTTACAATTCTTGTCCAACTGCTAAAAGTAATGCAGGATATAGTCATTCTGAAGAAACTAAATTAAACATGTCTTTATCTAGAAAAGGTAGGATTCCTTGGAATAAAGGATTAAAATGCCAACCTCCTTCTACTGAAACAAGAAAAAAACTTAGTGATGCTTTAATTGGTAAGAAAAAGAAACCTATGTCAGAACAACAAAAGTTAGATATTAGTAATACATTAAAATTAAGATATTTAGAGAAATCTAAATCATCATTAACATTGTCTTAATGCAATTAAGTAAAAAGTTTTTTCCAGAGGTGATGCAAGATAATGAAACAACTTATTTTGCTCACCTTTTTGGAATTATAGATTCCATTGATGAACTTTCTACATTAGAAATAACTAAAAATCCTTCAGCTTATCACTTTAGGTTAGCAGCATCTCTTCCAAAATACAATGAGATGTTATTAGAAGAAATATTAAAGCTTCACAACATTTTCCAAATACGTATTGATATGAGTAAGAGTATTAAAAGCTCTGCTACAATAGTATTTGAAATAGATTTGGAAAATTAAAATATTATTCCCTATCTTTGTAATTAAACCAAAAAAATAAATTATATGTCAGAATTAGTAGATGAACAACCAGCATTTGATCCAACTAAGAAATACACATGGTCAATGGATACAGACTTTGTATTAAAAGGTAGTGAGTTTGGTCTTGTTTTAAACGCTTTACGTAGCATAGTTAGCACACCAGAAGCTCAATCTATCTTCTTAGCTAATAAAGCTGTAGATATGATTGAAAACACTCTTGGAAAAGCAATTGAAGATGGTAGTGTTCAAGAAGTGATTGAAAACAAAGCAAGTTTATAAAAAATTAAAAATATTAATATGGCAACAGTTAAAAAGTCTGGAGGCAGTCTTTCAGGATTAAAAGCTTCTAATAAACGTGTAGGTCCTGTAGATCCTAAAGGTGCTTGGACTAAAGTTCAAGAAAAAACATTAGCTAAGGCTAAAGGTAAAGCAAAGCTTACACCTGATAAAGAATTAGGTGCTACAAAGATGAAAAAGAAATAAATCATGGCTACCGCTAAGAAAGATAAAAAATGGATTCAAAAGGCTGTAAATCCTGCACATAAGGGATTTTGTACACCTATGACCAAAGCTACATGCACTCCTAAGAGGAAAGCATTAGCTAAGACATTCAAAGCAATGGGTAGAGCTAGAAAAGCAAGTTAATGATATTTGAACCTCAGAATAGAATAGAAGTTAGTACACCTAAAGGTGATGGTATAATATTCTTAGTTACAGACTATGGTCATGAAACTGATACTATATATACTATAATTATCAATAGTACTGGTGAACTTTGGCAATTTGCTCATAAAGATATTATAGTTAAACCAAATATAACCTTTAGAAGAAATGGCAACTATTAAAAAACCTGGTCCTTATAACCCACAAAAAGCAACAGCTTATGTAGGGAAAGGTGTTCTTAAAAATGGTGGTGGTATCACTCCTGTTCCTAACGGTCCTTTAGTTAAAAAGAAAGGAGAGTTTAAAGGAAGCACATTGAAAAATGGTGGATCTACACCTGCTTGGACTCGAAAAGAGGGCAAGAATCCTACAGGTGGTTTAAACGCTAAGGGTAGAGCTTCTTACAATGCAGCTAATCCAGGTTCTAAACTTAAAGCTCCTCAACCAGAAGGTGGTCCTCGTAAGAGATCATTCTGTGCTAGGATGTCAGGAGTTAAAGGACCTGCAAAGAAACCTAATGGTGAACCAACAAGGAAAACATTAGCTTTACGTAAATGGAAATGTTAAAATAATAATATTATGGCTACTGTTAAAAAAATTAAGAAAGCTCAAAATGGTGTTAAAGCAACTGCTGATAGTACTAATTATTTTAGAGATAAAGCATATAAAGCTTCTTTAAAATATGCAACTGCTGATGGTCTTCCTGCAATGAAAGTTTTTGCAAAAGAAGAAGATAAAGCAAATGAAGATAAAAATAGACAAAAGTTTAAAGGACAACCTGGATATGATAAAGATGGTTTTCCTGAAAAGAAAAAAAGTGGTGGTCTTTTAAAACGTGCTGATGGTTCTTATTCTAAAAGAGGACTTTGGGATAACTTGAGAGCTGCTAAAGGCTCTGGTAAGAAACCTACAGCTGCTATGTTGAAACAAGAAAAGAAAATCAAAGCTAAAACTAAATAATGAAAAAAATATTAGTAGTGTTATTATTAATTGTAGCAGTAGTTGCTATAATTATGGTAAAAAACTTAAAGAATTCAGAAGTTGCTCATGATACAGCATTAACTGTTGTTGTTGGTAAGTTTGCATTTTGTGGAGCATCAGGGGCAACCCCCACAGGTGACACAATAACTATAGAAGGTAAAAAGTTCTTAGAAGGATGTGCTGTATGTCCTGTAATGGATGGTCCTTCTATTGCAAATACAATTCTTGTACCTAATCCTTCAATTACACCAGATAGTACAGATAAAACTGTATGGTCATTCTTTTGGTATTATGATTCAGTTGCTCAAGCACCAACTTGGGAAAACTTACCTACAGTCAATCGTACATTTACAATTACAGATGCACCAGATAGTAGCATGAGTAATATGTGGTGTATGCCTTGTACATTATTACCAAAAAAGGTTAATGGAGTAACATTAGCAAAATGTTATGGTCCACTTAATGAATTAGCTTTTCCAATGCGTAGAGCATTAAGAGCTCACAAAGGTCAAACATCTGTAACTCAAGCACCAGTAGGTGCAACATATTCAGTGGGAACAATTATACCAAAATTTAAAAATTAAATAAAATGGCTACTGTTAAAAAATCTATGAAAAAAGCAGCTCCTAAGAAAGCTATGGCTGCTCCAATGCAAGCTTCTCCAATGATGAAAAAAGGTGGAAAGATGGCAAAAGCTCAAAATGGTAAGGAAATAGCAGAATTCTTAGCAAAAAGAAAAGCTGCTGCACCTGCTACACCAAAATATGATAGAAATGAAGCAATGTCTCAAATGAATGCTGCTAGTAAAGGATATGATGCTGTTAAAGATAAAGCATCTAGAGATAGTATGTCTGCTGCATATGAACCTATTCGTGAGGCTGGTATGAAATCAATGGGATATAGTAAAAATCCTCGTGGTAAATACAAAGCTGGTGGTAAATTAGCCAAAGCTGTTAAAAAAGCAATTAAATCTAAATAATCATGGCAACTATTAAGAAGCTTGCAAAAGCACAAATGGGAAAAGATGTTCCTAAAGACAAAGCTAGAACAGAAATGGGTGATCTTGTTGATAGGAAAGAATTCTTGAAAAGACAAGATAAAATGGCTGATATGTTAGACAGACAATCTGGTAAAGGTAAATATGCTCCTAAAGCTAATCCTGCTATCAATAACAAACCTGCTCCTAAGAAAGAAATGAAAATGGGTGGTAAAATGAAGAAAGCAAAAGATGGTTCTTCATTTCCTGATTTAAACAAAGATGGTAAAATTACCAAAGCTGATATATTAAAAGGTAGAGGTGTTATTGCTAAGAAAGGTGCAAAGGTTGGAATGCATAAAATGCCTAATGGATCAATGATGAAAAATTCAAAGATGAAAATGGGTGGTAAATGTAAAAACGGTTGTTAATATGGCTAGTAATAACATGACATCTGGTAAAGCTAAGAAATCAGGTGCACCAAGAAAAGCACCAAAGGTAGCTCCTCCTAAACCTATCAATGGTAATTATATGAAGGAGAGTGATAGCCCTAAAACCAAAGGAAAATCTCCTATGGCTCCTATGACTGGTAAAAAGTTATCAAAATGATCTGTCCTATACATGAAATACATTATGAACATGAGCAGGGAGACACTTGTCCTATGTGCTTAGAAAGTAGTAATAAAAAAGCCTCTAATTAGAAGGCTTTTTTTATTTAAACTAATATTATGAAACTTACATTAATATGTCCTTGTTGGGGAAGACCAAAAAGAACACTTCGTGCTATTGATTCTGTTATAGCTCAAGACTTTACTGGTTATGAAGCTATATTTGTAGGAGATTGTTGTCCTCTCTTTCAAGAAAGAATTGATGATGGTACCTTTCAGAAATATACAGAACTAGCTGCAACTAAAGGAAATACACTTATATTTACAAACCTTACAATAAAAGGAGGTGGTTGGGGCCATTTAGCTAGAAAAGAAGGAATAGATATGGCTACAGGAGAATATATTTGTTTTTTAGATAATGATGATGTGTTAAAACCAGATCATTTAACAAG